TCCATCCAGATCCCGTACCATGTAGGACCGCCATCGGATTTTGTAGGATATCGCCCGACCCGGTGCGTCAATCCGTCAATTACTGCCTTGGGAAGCTCTCGAGCCTCGTTCACCCAGGCACCCGTAAGTTCTAGGGACAACAGCTTCCGCACATCTTGCGGCGAAGAAAGCGCCATGAAGATAACTTCACAATCGATCCCAGGGATATCACCCCTGGTCGGAATACGAATGTGGTGCGAAATCGGTGGCTGCCAGCGCATCGAACCCCAGGTATCTTCCGGAAATAGCTCTTGCCAGGTCTTAATGGTGGTCGTGCGCAGCTCGGGATAAGTATTACGAACGATAACGAAACGGGAATAACGTATTCCATCGCGTGGGCTAGGTTGTTGCCTCACTGCCCTAAGCATTATCTCGGCTGCACAGCCATAGGACTTACCCGAACCAACTGGACCCATCAACCCCCTAACGAAGCTATCGTCATGTAAAAACTTCCAAACAGTCGGGCTGTTCTCAAAGTTTAAATCAAGACTAGGTATCTCGGTCATGGCTTGCTCCAAACCTCAAATGTTGTTGATATGCTGTGCGGCTGCGTCCAAATGGCAGCGGCTAATGCTCGATCTGGCGATCCACCTTTATTAAGAAAATCCTCACGCCATGACATATTGATAAATTTGCTTGGTCTATGCTTGTTAAACTGCTTCAAACCTGTTTTGCTTGCCCATATTCTTTCAGGAACAATGAGCGCCATTCGTCGAACGCCAATGCTAAAAGCATGATTAATAAAGCGCCTGATTTCTTTAAACGGTGGATTAGTAACAATGACGGGCGCGGCTGCCCAAGTATATTCGAAGAAATCCTGTCCCGTTGCTATATCTCCCGCGATTACGGTTTTACCCTTGTCTCTCATCATTTTAACTAGACGCCCATCACCCGCGCACGGCTCCCACACAACTTCGCCTAAATTGTCGGCTTCTGTAATTAGACGATCCGCCATTGAAAACGGAGTCGGATAAAAATCATTCTCTATCCTCATCTACCACCTCGGCATACTCTGTGGTTGCCGGACCCTTCATGTTAATCCCAACAATCGAGGGCTTATCGCTTTCCTTCTCTGGACTATCCAAGAACCCAGCGGCCTTAGCCAACACCCTCAATACCGCAACCTTATCATGTAACTCTATCGCAACCCGGCCATCCGGCATCGGCGTGATCTTCTTGATCGCCCTCAACGCATAGTCCGGGATATCTTCCTGTTTCTTCATCGTACCATCAAGATTTATTATCTCAGTGATCGATGTGGTCCCAAGAGCTATTAGCTCCTGGGCAACGGCTTCCTTGTGGTTCTCTAATGTCTCACTCGTCTTTAATCGACGTTGCGCAACACGGATACCACCAAAGCGGCCAATAGGGGTTTGTCTTGTTCTAGCCATTATCCGGTACAATCTCCATGGTCAGCTTGGCATAATGCACCCTCTGTGTCAAAAATCCAATCTCCTTGGTTCTCGACCATGTACTTCAATTCTCGCCTAGAATACTCAAACCGAAATCTACCCGGCCCCAAGGTCCAATCAGAAACAAGATCCTCCATATTCTGCCACCAAATGTGACGATCAGGATACTCTCTAGCCAAATGCGCCAACGTCGATTCACTTTTCAAAAAACAACCATCGCAATTTCCAAGCCAGCAAGATCCGTTCACGTTAGGCAATCGAAGATCAAAGGGCTGCGCGTCCCAAAAATCAGAAACATCACGCTTTGTAACGCCAGCATCGGCTAACGGATGCCAAGTTACCCAGCGATCCTTATCAGGTTTACCAAGACGCTGCGCCTCATCAGCACGAATGCCCACTGTATTTGTCCAGCGATCCCACCCAATAGACCTTAAATACCGCTTAGAAGTTAAAACTTTTAACTCTTGGGTGCAAAATCGAATGCGAATATTCGGCAAATGCTTTTTCTGCCAAATCAAAGCCTCAAAAGGCTCCCCATTCCGGGCCGCGGAATTGTGGCTCACAATTTGAAACTTAGGCTTCTCTCTAATCCACTCAAGCCAAACAATAGGAATACCCCATCGATCCGAACACTCCTGAACAAAATCCAATGTCTCAGGCATTTCACGGCCAGTATTCTGAAACGAAACCACACATCTATCAGGAATGCCGCCGTTAGCCTCCGCTATTTGATGCAGCATATATCCAGATGTACGGCCACCAGAGAACGATATGACAACATTGCCCTCCGGTAGCTCGAAGTGCGATGCACTAGCCATTAGAAACCTACCAGCACTTTTTTGCGATACTTTTCATTAGATGTTCGCTTGTATGTCGTGGTTTTTTCACACAACTGCATGTGAACATCAGGTTCTATCGCCCAAGCCATAGGCCCGATCACAATAGATGGCGGTACACTTTCCGATCTATCTTCTGCACCTTCTGCATTGCTGCCAAAAAGCTTTTTCTGCAAATGAAGCATCGTATCAGTAATCGGATCTCCGTCAGCATCATGATCTTCCGCCCTATACGCATCTAGCGCAGATTTCAGAATGTAATATTCGTATGGTGTAAGTATAATCATATCAGCCTCCTAAAACGGAATAGCATCGTCCATGTCAGACGAAGCACCAGAATTTTGCTGAGAAGATTGCTGTTGTTTCTGACCGCCGCCAGACCCATCATCTTCAAACAGGCTAATCCAAACCTCACCATTCTCATCAGGTAACGGCAGCGCATTCAGCTTTATCCGCGTTCCCTTGCTATCAGGCCATCCAATACCCAAACGTACCCAATCCGTCTTGTCCGGATCATTCCGCCGCTTCTGTGGCTGTACAACTCTCAATGTCTTTTTCATAACTAATCCTTCCTGTGATTTAGTTGTAGCTAAAGGTATCGCATACCCAAGGAAAATTCCAGAAAATATTTTTGTGGGACACTGTAGCAGTAGTGGCGGGGGCGGGGGGGCAAGGGGTCGCATGTGCGCGGGCAGCGCGGGCGGGTCAGCGCAGGGTCAGTGTTGCTTACCTACCTAGCGCGTAGGGATCGCACGGCTTGCGCTAGGGGGTCGTTTCTCTTGGGTGTACTGTTGCCAGTGGCTTTCGCTACAGGGTTCGCAAAGTATCCTATCCCTCGTGCGTAGTCGCGTAGGTTCTTGCGGCAATAGTCCCAATGACTTTGGAGGATGGTTGCCCATTGTTCACGGGTTAATCCATTCCTTATCCATGATTCCATCACATCGACATCTCGATCATTGATATTCCTTGGAGTTCCAAAACTTTCAGCAGATCTCAAAAACATTACACAAAACTGTCTAGCCTCATCACTATTAATAGATATACCCTTATTGTTATATGGTGTGTTAGTGTAACCTAATGGTGTTACAGGGGGTGTAACCTCTGATGTTACAGGTGGTGGTACAGTATTACCCCCGTTTTCAAAGTTATCCACAGGGTTTTTCAACCTAGCATTGTGTTCTTGTTCGAACTGATTGGCTGCTTGTCTGCGTCCTTCCTCAACTTGAATCTGTTGTGCTGCGGTTAGATTGGCCTTGGCTTCGTCTAAGTCCTCTGGTGCCCTCTTGAATACGACACGAATGGACTTTGTGGTTTGCCACTTGTTCAGAGGCTTGGCGTCCTTGATGTATCCATACTCTTTGAGCTTCTTGATCTGTCGAGCTACAGCGGGACGCGACACGCCTAGTTCGCTGGCAATCCGCCCTTGACTAACCCACGTTACACCGAGGTAATCGCAATAACTACAGATCAACGCTAAAACGCTGAAAGCTGCGGTTCCATGCAATCGATGATCGCGGCAAGCTTCAATGGGAATCACTGCGAAGTTTCGCAGATCTTTGTTCTTTGCCATTGGCGGTTTCATTCACTTACCTTCCTGATAGTGAGTGCAATTTGTTCTGCTATCTGTGGAACGATTGCATTTCCTAATCCTTTAAGACGGTGTGTCCGATTGGGTATCCCATGAGCCACTCGACCCAATTCGGGTTCAACGTCCCACCATCTTTGGATTGGTTGTCGGTGTACTGTACCGCTACATCCAGTGTGTCCATGCTTACCTTGCCATTCCTGATCCTTCCGCCGATGTATCCGCCCTTGTGGTCCCGTGTCGTTGGGGTCGGCCAGAGTGCCACCGCATGTTCCAACTTCCCCTTGTATCCCTTGTTCTCGACCTGTTGCTTCGCGCTTTTCATTGTGTCGTTCATTCCCGCCGAAGCCCTCGGGGTCGGCCATATTTCGGGCGATGATCCAGAGGCGGTTTCTTCTATGTGGGGCATTGACACCGCAAGCTGGAACAACAAACGCCCTTGCGGCGTAGCCTTCGCTTTCCAGGTCAAAGAGCACTTCGTCGAGCCCCATTGAGATGTGGCCATAAACATTTTCGAAAACGCACCAAGCGGGTCTTTTTTGTGCAACAATTCGGCGGATGTACGGCCAGATGTGGCGGTCATCTTCTGTGCCTTTGCGCTTCCCGGCAACACTGAAAGGCTGGCAGGGGTATCCTGCTGTGAGGATGTCGCAGTCGGGAACATTTCGTATTGGGTCATTTGCTAATACCTTTACATCATCTGCTATTGGCACATGCGGCCAATGCTGCGCTAAAATCTTTCTGCACCACGGATCAATGTCACAGAATAAAACGGGCTTACTCAATCCCGCCCACTCGAAACCGAGAGCAAAGCCCCCAATGCCCGAACAGAGATCAACATGCCTCATTCATCCCACTCCACCGACACTAAAAGCATAGGATCGCCATAACGTTTCGTTGCGATTACCTTGTGGACTTGTGCATCATCTTCGAACACAACGCCGTTGATAGCGTCTAGAGCGATCTTAACCACATTATCGATGTCTGGCCTACCGGGGATCGTTTCCCCTACTGTGGCGGCCTCTTTGCGCTTCTTGGACCATGATTTAGGTATTTCGAACTGCGCTAGAATATGCATCCGACATTTTGAGGCTGTCGGTTCAAGTCCTAAATCTTGCATTGCATCGGATGCTATGGCCGCAAGCTTGTGCTCATAGTCGCGTGTTTTTTGTGGCGTGTAAGCCCGGCCTTGCCTTGTGAAACGTGGACGCCCTTTACCCACTGGTTGCCCTTTCATCCAGAAATCAACCCTAGGCATTACGCGCCAACCATCCCTCGAGGTCTACCTGATCCGCGTCATGTTCATTGTAAGTCACTGGCTGTTTTTTCTTCCCCAGCAAGTTAAATTCTACCAACTCAGTGACAACCATTGCGGCGGATATACCCCGAGATCGTGACTCAATCATCAATCTATCCTTGATTGGCTTGGGTAATCTACAATGAAAAGATTCAAGGTTTTCAGACACTTGGCGTTTTATTGGCATTTTTTTACCTATTTTGTTAGTGATACCGCTTGACCATAGCGGAACCGCTTGCTAAATATCAACCTGTGATTTGTTTTTTACAGGAAGGAAACAACATGATCAAAGATGAAAAATACACAATCACTACACAAGATCACATGGATGCAGTGATTTATGTATGTGAGAGAAGCTATGATGCGACAAAAGAATCAGAGCCGCCCTTAGCAGTAATTCCTATTCATTGTAACAATAAAGAACAAAATCTTGTGGAAAAGGTGGAGACAACGTGCCGCGCATTGGCCGATGTTTATTCAAATTGGCCAGACAGTGAAATCTACA